GGGGCGTGGGTACAGGGTGGGTTCCTGATTGCGGAACTTGACAAGAACAAGGGTCCGAGGTCCTACCCCCTTGGGCAGAGTGCCTTTTAAATCGCCAAAGAAGGGCACATAGCCGTCCTTTGCCCTTTCCCAGTCCTCCACTACCCGATAGGCAATGATGTCGCTCTCATCGTATGTGCCCTCTGCCTGTGCCGCATAGTTGACGTCCCAGTTGTAGTGGCTTGCCAGTTCTGGGGACAAGACGTTGCCATCCCGCAGGATCACCGAGACGTAATCTTTGGGGCCGATGCCACGGGGCATGGACTTCGAGTGTAGCGGGGGATTCCAGAGCTTGTAGCCCGTCAGGTCCAGATCAGGTTCGACCGGAACCTCCGGCTCGAAGTAGTCGAACTTCTCAACAGAATAAACGAAATGGGTTTCGCCTGTCTCGTTTGCATGCCGCTGGGCATGCACCTGAGCGTCGGCACGTGTCCCATGCCAGTCGGCACTCGGAGCCTCGCGCAGGGCCCCGTGCATCTCCATGGATGATATAAAGAAAATGGTCATTGGTCCTCTCCCCTGTGCAAAGAAACAGCCATCCGAACGAACTCCTCTTCGAGAGCAAGGATGGCGCGGTAGCGTTCGCCGAAGGCCTCGCGGGCCTCCGACAAATCGCCATGCTTGTAGATGTAATCAGGTGGATAGTCGCGCCCGTGGGGCGAGGCCTTGGCAAGATTGTCCAGCAACTCGCGGGCGGTGTTCGCCACCGCCATGTACTGGTTGACCAGATCACAAACGGGTGTGCCGTTCAGATTTGGCGAGGGTTTAACAAGCGGTTTCATAATCTTTCTCCGGATTGTCAGGTTTTAAAAAAGGGTGGCTTTGGGGTGGTCTGACAACGTCAGCAGAGCTCGGCACTGGTGTCATACCAGCGGACCTGTTCATCGTTGTCGAGAGGATCGTGGAAGTCGGAGGATGGGTAGGTCCAGTAGGGCACTTCACCGCTGTCCTCTGCCTTTTGCACTGCGATGTCGCCGATGCGGTTCATCACGCGGGAGAAGTCTGCGCCATCGAGGCGGTTCATCAGATGCAACGCGCCCATGTCGAAGAGGTTTGCGGACTCGTTCTCGTAATAGCCCAGCTCGGGATTGATGCCAGTGGCGATCATCATCTCGATGATCTGCTCGGTGGTCTTGCGGTAGAGGTCGCGGTACATCTGCTCTGCGGTGTAAGACATGGGGTCATCCTTTCTGTGTTGGTCCCGTCTTGTATGTCAAGATAGATGGGTGATTTGACAGTGTCAAGTGGGGTTGTGGAAATAATTTACAAATTGTTTGTCGAAGGGCGGCTGTCCTTTGTCCTTAGAGAAGATAGACTCTATCAAACATTGTCAACGATATAGTGTGTAACCCCTTGAATATAGGTAGATATCAAAATATAGGGGGTTTCCAGAATTATCATCACTTCCGTCGCGCGCACAGTAAACACAAACCTTGCTTCGCACACGCACGCGGAGACGGACCCCCCTCTGGCCGATTTCCTGATAACCCCCTATATTTTGATATCCCCCTATAATCAAAGGCTTACATACTATATTTGTTACAATGTTTGATAGAACTGTGATAGTTTATAGCAGAACCGCCAGCGTAGGAGAGCATCTATGGCCCGTTCTAAAGTGACCCACCGACCCAAACTTGACATTGTTGTCAACCCGAAGAACGAAAAGGGTTTGACCGAGAAGCAGGAGAAATTCTGCCGCATCTACGCCACCGAGGACGTGACCCGCACCGAGGCCGCACGGCTTGCTGGATACACTGAGAGCACAGCACTGGTGGCGGGCTCTAAATTCTTGAACGGCAGGGACTACCCCCAGATACTTGCCCGCATAGCCGAGCTGAAAGAGGAGCTTGGCAAAAAGTATGAGGTGACCTTCGACAACCACGTCCGACAGCTGGCCCGCATCCGTGATGCCGCGATGGAGAAGCAGAACTATGCCTCTGCTGTTGCCGCCGAGAAGGCCAGAGGACAGGCCGCAGGGCTCTACATCAGCCGTTCGGAGATACTGGTCGGCAAGATTGATCAGATGTCGAAGGAGGAGGTTCTTGCCGAGATCATGCGCTTGCAAGCAGAGTTTCCCGCGCTCGCGCAGGGCACAGGACCAACCATCGATATGGTCAAGACCATGCGCTCCGAAACAGGCGAGGACATACCCACATACGAGTCACCCGACACTCTCGCGGAGCTCGACGAATGAAGACTGAAAAAGCGATCTGGGAACACCTGAAAAAGGAAACCGACAAGGACGTTCACTGGACCCGCATCGAAGCTTGGGCGGGTTCGGGTATACCCGACCTAAACGGGGCGTACCAGTGGCCTTCCCTGTCGCAAGAAACACCCGTTGAGATATGGTGCGAATTAAAGGTCTGTTCTAACATAAAATTTAATGCCGCCGGACTGTGGAGACCCGCGCAAATTGCATGGCAAACAAAGCGGTCCCGCGTTTCGCGCAATGTCTTTAACCTGATCAGCCACCCTCGGGCATGGGTCGTCAGGATTTATGGCGCAGAACACGTGACCCAACTGCACGACCCGTCGACAGAATCGCCAGAACCTTTGATGATCTTGCCCATTGGCAGGGGAATGTGGTCGGCTTTCCTCGAACTCGCGGCCTCGCGCTCGTCAGAATCGCCAGAATACAAGGACTCGAAAGAATCGCCAGAATAACACGCTCGACAGAATCGCCAGTGTAAGGACAGCGGACAAAGGAAAGGGGGCTTTCGCCCCCCTGCCCCCTTAGTGTGCCATGATCACGATAGACTTGCGAACCTTTGCCGAATGCCCGCCGCATGCTTTGCAATCGGTGCAAGATACCTTTGCGCCCGCTTCTTTTGATGCCGGACAAATCGCCTCGTTAGACAATCGGCTTTCATCTTTCGCCCGAACTCGGAATGTCCGCCAGCCCGCGTCCCATGCTTGCAAGGCTTCGGCTTCATTGTCCGCGCTTGCCATGGTCAAGGCTTTGAACTTAGCGAACTCTGGTTTGTGCCACTGATGAGAATAGCCGTTCACCATTGCCGCCCGCTTAACAGCCCGCGCCCACATTGCATAGGGTGCGGCGGCAGGGTCACCATAGGAACCGATTCGAAAGGCTTTACCCTCAAACAAATCGGACAAGATGCGCGGATCATAATCTACGATAGGCCGCGCATAACGCCCGCGCCCTAAGGCTTTCCACGTCGATAGGACCGACTGAAACACCTTAACATAGCAAGGCTTGATGCCCGCCGCTTTCGCGACACTAGGCCGCCGCTTGCAGTCGCCGCACACCGACGCGTCATCTCCGGACCGTAAAGCCTCGACCGGATTAACGTCGGACCGGACAATAAATGTCTGAACCATCGCGCCAGTCTTATCGTTATTACTTTTAGTCGTGATACGATTGGCGATAACAGCGATTGGCTTTCCGTCTAAACGGCTCGGGCCTTCGTAAAGAATCACGCCCGCGAACTGTCCGCGCTTTAAAGTTTCGACCATTGCGTCCACTGTCTTAATCATTGTTAGAATCCTTTCTATGGTTAGAAGCTATTACAATCCGGCCCGCTTCGATCATGGATTCTTCGATTTCCTGAACCGAACAATCTATGTTTTCTATTTCCTCCGGGGAAAAGATTGCTACAACATAACCCGCCGCCCTAAGTTTTTTAATGATTTTAATCGCTTCGATAATTTTCATAGTCTATCCCTTTCTACGGTTTAAAAGACTCATTAGGTTTAACAGGATCCGGTGACATTGTCAACAATAAATCGCCAAAATAAATCGCCGCGATTTATTGCGCCCGCCGGAATCGCCCGCCCGCGCTCGAAAGAATCGCCAGTGTTTAAGATAGAACCCGAGAGAATCGCCCGCCGCGCCTCGTTAGAATCGCCAGTGTTTATATATACAGGCATAAAAAAAGGGCCCGCCGAAGCGGGCCCCCGTGGCAGGGCGACAAGTTAGAGCATGGCCTTTAACTCGGCCTTCACTCGCTTGGCGGTTTCGCCCCGCCAAGTGGCAGCGTTCGCGAGAAAGTAACGAACGATGCTATCTCCGGAATCGTAATAGTAGGGCTCATCGATAGAACCCAGCGTTGCCATGGCTTGCAGATATGGAACCGCTCCGAAGTAGGGCTTCTTCCAATCGACGGATATCTCGCGGGCGATAGTGTGCAATGGGCGTGTCATGTGCTTTCTCCTTATGACATGTGGTGGGCCCGCCGGAGCGGGCCCGATAGGGTTAGTCGTTCGTGATGACAGGCAGGGCCGCTTGCATGGTGTAGATCCACTGGTCCACATCAGCAATGGCCTGATCATACTGGCCCCGCTTGTAGACCTTGCCTGTAATCTTTCCGGCCCGCTCGAGAGAAGCTTTCGGAGTAGCAGTGCGGGTTAACCGCATGCCATGCTTGATAGCCTTCAGAGCATGCTTAACCGCGAAAGCATGCAGTAACCGTGTCGCGTCGGGCCCGACATAAGCGGTAACCCCTTCGCCTCGCTTTGCAATGTATGAGTCCATAATCTTTCTCCTTAACCCGAACCGTTCAGGCCATATAGGTTTATCAGTGACCTTTGACAGTGTCAACAAATTATTTTGCGCCTCGACCGGATTATTGCGCCCGCCGGAAACGAAAAAGCGGGCCCGACTGAACCGCCGCGCCCGCTCGCTAGAATCGCCAGTGTTAAAAGATTAGTCCGCTAGCATCTCGCCGACACGGTCGGTGATAGCTTGCCAATCGTCGCCCGACATGTGCTCCTTATAAATCATGTCGACAATCTCCTTAGCCCGCTCGTCAGAAACGACGAACCCGCTCTCGTTCGCGATGTCGAAGATGTCCTCGACCGATATCGATAGTAGAACCCGAACCCCGTTTGCGTGTAACACGTCGAAGGCTCGCTGAATACGCTCGTCTTGTCTTGCGTCGGTGGTATGCATCGTATGTCCCTTTCTGTTGAACGATGGTGGGCCCGCCGAAGCGGGCCCGAGATGCCTGGTCTTTTAGAGGCGCATTGCGTCTAGCAGGGCCCGCGTTTCCCTGTCAAGGACAGGATCGGGTTGATAGAACCGAAAGCCCAGCAGCCACGATGGGCCAAACGTGTTCCGAACCTGTTGCAGCAGGGGGCCATGGGCCCCGCCGCGTTGCCAGCTATCCAGCAAGCGACCCTTCCATTGCGAACCGTGCTCGGCGGCATAGTCTTGCAGGGCCTGAACCTGCTCGGCGGTAAGTTCTTTCTTCATAGTCTTTCTCCTTCGATGGTGGGCCCGCCGAAGCGGGCCCGATGGGGTTAAGCGAGGATCGAGTCGCGGGCTTTGAAACCGACCGTCGTGTCGACTGGCGTATAGTGTTCGCCGAACATGACTTCGAAGTAGGCATGGGGACCGTAGGTCGACCACCGACCCTGCCCGCTTGATCCCTTCCAATCCCAGATATGCATGACGAACCCAGTGAAGCTATCGGGCCCGCCGACTTCGAAGATCCACTCCTTCAGGCATTTCTCGTTAGGGATGTCGATAGGCTTGATCGATAGAACCGACTCGATATATCGCGAGGACACGCCCGCGAGTTCGCCTGTCTTCCATGTCTGCACGCCGTGCCCGACATCGTCCAATGTGATCACCCGCATGGGGATCCGGTAGGCAAGTTCTTTTTCCATAATACTTTCTTTCTTTCTCTACGAATCGAGAACCGTTCTCGACCGTGCCTATACTCTACATGATACAATTGACATTGTCAACCTATACCT